TTGTCTTCATCACTCCGTCTTTCTGGCCTTTATCAAGATGCGCTGGTATACCTTCTCGAGCAAGCCATCACGCAACACGACGCCACTTGCGTTTAGGTCGTACGTTCCAGGCTTGCCAAACTTCGCTTGATAAGCATCTTTACACTCTTTACTGGCGTACGTTTTCGTTTTTAGTTTGTAAAGGTCCTGGTTCTCACACATACCGACGATTTCAAATTGATCAGGGTTGTACTTCGACAAGAAGCTGATCGGTACTCCCATCACACCTTCGAAGTCGCAAGGGATTGCGTTTGTAAAAGGCACCTCGATGGCGTCGTAGTTTTCGTAGCGCTGATACCCAACACCGTTTATTTCTTTGTGCTTGCTGTGGCGCACGTTGTCCGCTTCGGTCATCAAAGGCAGCGCTTCGTGGCGGCGTCCGTGATCGAGGTTTGTAAACCAACGAATACCGTCTACCCGAATAAACCTTTTGCCATCTTCGTCAATTCGCAGACTCTTTGAATGGGTATCGAGGGTAGACGGCACTTCAAACTCTCGGTCTCCGGCATGGATGCTTGAGCCAAGCCAGAGTTCGTCACTCATGATTAGCTTGAAAGTTTCTTTGTAAGTGATGGCGTTCATGTTCCCCAAGATCACACATTTTTTCTTGGCCTCAAAAATCCACGCCAAAAACTCTCTAAACAACGAGAAGGGTGGATTAGTGACGATGATGTCCGCCTCATCACGAAGTTTACAAATTTCAAGACTACGGAAGTCGCCGTCGCCCTCGAGGTACTCCCACTGAAGGTCGTTAACATTGATGCGCATGTCGCCATTCGTGTCCCGGTCGAGGGTAAAGATCTTTCCGCGGCTGCGCGTCTTGGTCTCATCGAACTGGGGGCTTTCCAGTTCGAACAAGGTCGGCTGACTGAGCATGTTGATTTCCCGGCTGTCGGGCGCGTAGCTCGTGCTAATGATTTTCTTTAGACCAAGAACCTCGAAGTTCTGAGCGAAGTATTTGGTGAAGTTAGACCACTCGGGGTCGTCACAGGGAAGAAGAACGGTCTTACCGCGAAAGGCGTTCGGGTCGTACTCGAGGTACGCCTCCATCTCCTTTTGAATGTCAGAAAACTGCGTATAGAACTCGTCGTTCTTTGCAGTCTTTGCATTTGAGAGGTTGTCGTTGGCCATTTATCGATTCTCGCAGATAGGTGCGTCATTGTCCGACCTATCGAGTGGCGTTGTCACCCCGTGACACTCAAAACGCAGCAACCGTCACGGCCATGCCCGCACCTTTCACTCCCCAAACCCCATCGCCCGCCCCGCACAAGCAGGCTGGCGTCGAAGCCTTGTTCAGCGCTGCCTTTACCGGCGGCGGCGTTTCACTTGCCTCTTTGGTGGCCGCTGCCCACAGCGCGTTCCCGGCCCAGACCGCGGTAGCTGCTTCGGCCATCACCGCTGCTCTGGCCTTCTTGCGCAAGGAAGCCCCCTACGTCCGTGACGCTGTGAAGCTTTGGAACTCGGTACGCAAAGACGCCGCTGTGCAGAAGGCCGTCGCCAAGCTCGCGAACACCCAGGCATTCAAGGACGCCGTCAAGGCCGAAAAGGAATCTGAAAAGGCCGTCGAGTCGAACCCAATTGCCGACAAGCTCGTAGACGCCGCTGTTGCCGAAGTGAAGACCGCGGTCGAAGAAGCCGTCGCTCCCGCCGCTGGTCCGCAGGTTCTCTAATGGCTTGCGACTGCACTCTGTGCCGCCCGCTTCGCACCGCACCGACGCCAGTCGTTGAGGCAACCCCCAAGCGCACCCGCAAGTCGGCAGCGCTACCCCTCGTCACGGCTGAAGCCGTAGTCGAGACCCGATCCAACGAGGAGTAAATGATGGACAAGTTGAACCTGGGCAAGGTGCAGAACCGCACGCTCACGATCCGCGAAGGCTTGCAGAGCCGTGGCGTCGAGACCGACGCCGAAGGCCGCAAGATTTACACCGCCCTTGCTTACGGCTACGACGACGGCACTGCCGCCACCATTGACACCTACGGCACCACGATGGCGCGCGGTGCGATGGCCCACGTCTCCCCAAACGACTTCCGCATTCTCGAATACCACCAGCAGAGCAAAGACCCAGTCGGCAAGCCCGTCAGCATCGAAGACACGCCCGAGGGCCCACTGGTTCGCTTTGTGTTTGCCGACACCGACCGCGCCCAAGAACTGCAGGGCCTCGTAGACGGTGGTTTCATCCGTGGCGTGTCAGTTGGTTTCATCCCGACTGACGGCTACGCACGCAAAGACGGCACCGTCGTCTTTACGAAGGTGGACCTCCACGAGCTGAGCCTGGTCAATGCCCCGAGCTCGAAGAAGGCCCTGATCGACCTGTCTCGTGAACTCGGCACCGACGAGGCCGACCTTGCCGACCTTTACGCAGACGTGATCCGCCCAGCTACGCCAGTCGAAGAAGCCGTGACTACGTCCTACCGTGAATACTCAGATCGCCGCCGTAAGACACTCAGTGCTGAGGGTATTGAGGCAGCCCAGGTGTTCGATCGTGCATACACAGTGGCTACGCCAGTCGAAGAAGCCCGCGACGCCATCACCGGCATCATCACTCGCGCCGGGTCCGACGACACCACGGCGGCTCTGTCGCTTGTGCTCCAACTTCTCACCATCATCGACACCGCAGCTGACGTGGCCCAAGACGTGGCCTCTGACGCGCTTGGTGTAGAAAACCCCGACGACGCCCAGGATGCGGCGCTCGAAGCTGGTGACTTAGACGACGACAACAGCGCTCTGGGGACCTCCCTGGAAATGGCAGCAACCGTCACCCCTGTTGAAACGGTCACCGTGGCCCGATCAACCCGACGCCGCCCCTGGCGCCGGTAGCCGCAACAAACCGGCCATCTTGTGAGGTGGTCGGCGGTTGTGACCACAGCGGCGAAACAACCGTCAACCCCAAGACCAAGGAGAAATCCCATGAACCGTGAGCAACTGCTCGCAGAGCTCAACAAGGTGGCCGCCCGCGCTGCCGAGCTTCGTGGTGCTGAGACCCTCGACACCGTCGCCCTCGACGCCGCCGAGTCCATCCGCACTTCGCTGCTCAATGCGCTCGCCGCCCTTGACGCCGCTACCCCGGCTGTCTCCATTGTCCCCGCTGCCGCTCCTGCGACGCGTTCGACCGTTGCCCGCAAGGCCATCGAGTCGGGTGTCTTCGCTCGTGCTCTCAACGGTGACAAGTCGTTCGAAGCCGTTATCGACATCTCGGATGTTCGTGACGCCCTCGACATCTTCACCGACCCGAACGGTGCCTCTGGCTCGTCGCCCATCGTCGCTCCGGACTACCTGACCGACATTGCGCTGAAGCCTGTTGCCCCGCTGACGCTGCTCAACTACATCCCACAGTCGAACACTCAGTCCGACACCGTGGTCGTGTTCGTTGAGACCGGCTTCACCGACAACACGGCTCCTGTCGCTCGTCGCGCTGGTTCGCCTGCTGACTACACCGCTTACACCGAGTCGGGTATCACCTTCACCCGCCTCGTGCAGACGGTTTCGAAGGTCGGTACGGTCTTCCGCACTGACACCTCGACGCTCGCCGACCAGGCTCAGCTCGCTTCGATCATCGAGAACCGTCTCGTGTACGGCATCAAGAACAACCTCATCGCTCAGATGGTTGCTTCGACCGACACGGCCAACGGCATCCCCTCGCTGCTCGTCACCGGCTCGGGCCGCGCTCAGTCGCTGACCTACGAAGTTGTCGCCAACAACCTGAACCAGACGCGCATCAACGCGATCGAGGCCGTCCGCCAGGGCATCACTGCCGTGCAGAAGACCTTCACGCCTGCCGCGTACATCTTGGCTTCGGCGTCGTTCATCGAGGCTCTCTCGCTCGCGACTTCGACGATCGGTACCTACCTGTTCGCCCAGCCGACCAGCACGACCCAGCAGCTCACGCTGTGGGGCCTGCCCGTCGTATGGTGCCCGCAGATGGTCATCGCTGACGACTCGGAGTGGGGCGGCATCGCCGTCGGCTCGTCGCAGTACGTCTCGCTGGTCAACCGCCAGCAGATCACTGTGGCCGCTTCGGAGAACGTCGGTACCGACTTCGTGGAAGACGCCGTGCGCTTCCGTGGTTCGATCCGTGTGGCTCTGACCAACGTCCGCCCCGAGGCTTTCTGCGTGATCACTGGTCACCTGCCTGCCTAAGGCACAACACTGACGACGGAAGACCGCGCTTCCGTCGTCAGCCTTCCACCGCGGTAGCCAAACCCCGGTCATCTCTTTGAGGTGGCCGGGGTTTTTGGCTTTGCAGCAAGGGTCAAACAAGAACCCACGATCTACGAGGCGCGCAATGACCCTGATCTCCGCCGAAGACTACGAACTCTTTACCGGCTCGACCGCGCCCGACAACTTCGAGGCGCTACACAACTATGTAGTTTCGTCACTCGAAGACGTACTTGGCCGCTGGCTCGTCAGCCAGAGCTACAACGAGCACATCTTCCCCATCAGTAAAGACGGCGTGCTCTACCCTCGGGCTACCCCGATCACTACTGTTCCCGCTGGCTGGCGTTTCGACAACGATGCCGTCTACCTGATCTGGGACCTCTACGGCGGCTCGAGTGAACCGGTCAATCCAGCCGGATTCACGGACTACGGCATCGACAGCGGCATTGGCGCGGCTTACACATCGGACGGGCTCAACGCCAACTCGATCGATTACTTCTTGGTCCAGGGCATCGACATCACCTACACCGGCGGCTACACGCCTTACGGATCGGGTGGCCTTTACACCCCCTACAACGAAGTCCAAGCAAACCCAACCTTTCAGCTGTCGAGCGACTTGCCCGTGGGACTGGCGAAGGCAATCGCGTGGGGCATCCACACCAAATCCAACGCTGAGAACTTGGCGCTGCCCCGGGGCATTCAGTCGATGAACATTGCTGGGGAGTTCTCGGCCACGCTCGTGCCCGGCACCATCCTCGGACCCGACGGCTACCCAGTTCCTCGCAAGCTCAAGGCGGCGCAAGACCTCGGCGGCCAGTGCCTCACCCTCGCCGCCCCGTACCGGCGGTTGCGCAAATGATCGGCGCCAACCAAGCACTCAAGGTATTGACGCCCACCGTCGGCGACCGCGACGCCGAGGGCGTTCCTGTCACGACCTACGAAGTCACCGACGCCGTTGTCGGCAACCTTCACCAAAAGAACGCCCAGGAGTACGTGAACGGCACTTGGCAAACCGTTGAGCAGTGGCAAGCCTTTCTACCTGCCGCCACGGTCGTCGACCACAAGTGCGTTATTCAAGACGACGCGGGCACGAACTACCGCGTCGAAAGCGTCGCAGTTCGTCGTGGACCAACCGGCGCCATTCACCACATCTCTTGCACGCTGACGAAGGCCGGTGCGTGATGGAAATCAAAGTCACGGTGGACGACGCGGTGCTCTCGAATCTTCTGAACGGCCGTGAGATGGTCGATGTTCTGACCCAGGTGTCTACGTCGATCAACGCCGCAGCTCGCACCTACACGGGTGTCTTTACGGGCGAGCTTTACGACTCGATGCAATACGCGGTCAGCGAAACGACGACGGGTGCCGAAGCCACCCTCGGATCGGGCGCCGAGGACAACAACCCGGTAGCCCAAGCCGCTCTCAACTGGTACGGCCACGAGGATCCAAATGGTCTAACCGTTCGCGAGGACTACCCGCGTTGGGAGCCCGATCACGAGGTAAAGCCACACCCAACCCGACCCTACGAAAAGGCTCTCGAAGAGCTCGGCGTCGAATACACCGTGGCCCCTGAATGGATTGAGTGGGCCAAAGATGGAGGCAAGAAGTGATCGCCATTCCGCAACTCATGGTCACTTGGCTCAACTCTGACGCCAACATTGCAGCGACTACCGAAGGCCGCATTTCGACGATCTTGCAGCCCGACGCCGGATTTCCCGCAATCGTGATCGGCCCTGTCGGTGGCGGCCCCACCACGACGCCCTCGCGCAACGTAGACGCCTACGAGCGGTGGACAGTTCCCATTTACTGCCTGGCTGGTCGACGTGGCTCCGAACTGGACGACTTGCCCGACAACGTGGCTGCGTGGTCGCTTGCCCAGCAAGTTTCCCGTTTGTTGGCCACGTTAGATACGACGCACTTTGTGGACAACAGCGCCGAGATCGTCGCCGCCCGCGTCTTGAGCGTCACCCAAAGCGTCGATCCTGGCAACTTTGCCCGGGTCCTCATCAATGCCCAGATCCAAATCTGGAACCGCCAGCAGTAGCAGCAACCGTCACCACCAATCCCAACACAAGGAGCTAACCCGTGTCCTCGTCAGTAGACAACCTCATCCAGGGCCCCGGCCACATCTACGTCGCCCCCTACGGCACGGCACTGCCCGCTGCCGCCGACCTCGCCTCTTTGATGGCTGGCACCCTTTCGGGCTGGAGCTCGGTGGGTGAGACCACTGCCGCCGTGGACATTGTGGACACGCCTACCTGGGTTAAGGCCACCAGCCAGCAGCAGGCTCGCGACCTCGACGCCTCGATCTCGGCCATTGCCACCACCGTTAAAACGACGCTGCGTGAAGTGACCGAGGCCCGCCTTTCGGACTTGATCCGTGGCACGA